CATCTTAATGAAGGCTTCAAGCGAACGCCTATCATCAACCACCCAGAAATCCCCCTGATTGATATCAGTCATTTCTTTCCCCTCTGACCGAAGCGAGCATCAAACCTCTGCTTCTCTGTGAGTATATGCTCGGAGTAGGTGCAGGGAGGGAAGTGTTGAACTTCCCCGCCCTTGCTGAAAAACAACTCCAAGTCTTTTTCCAATCTATCTCTTACTTGTTGATTAGTTTGAGTCGCCGTCAGCATATTCTTCTCCTATTTTAAAGACATCATCCATGCTCATACCAAGCGCGTCACATATTTCTTTGTAGCGTTTCACCGTCATCCCCTTATTAGTCAGGGAGTGAGAGTAGTTAGCTGCACTCACCCCTATCTGTTGGGCTACTTTGATGTGCTTGATATTATTAATTGCATGGGCGCATCTAATTGCGTGGCCTATATGCATATTACCTCCAAGGACAAGGGGGCTTGCGCCCCCAACAAATCAAAAGGGTATATCTTCTGAAGCAACCTCCACCCTTGGTGCGGGTGCAGACTGAACATCCTTCGGCTTAACTGATAGGCTCATGTACTTCTTACCGTTCTTAGATTCCTTGAGCCACGAATTCAGCCAGTACTCCTGACCCGCGACATTGATCGTGCCATTGTAGTCAGCGTGTGTCTCAGCTTCTTTGCGCTCGTTCTTGAACAGTGCGCCACGGTTTGTATCATCATAATCGCTCATCATATTCTCCTACTGAAAGTATTGGTTAACATCTTGTTTGATTCTTAATGCTGCATTGGTTACATGCTCTGCCAATGCTGCTATGTACTCCTCATCGCGTTCAACACGAACGATCAAAGGTTTCATGGTCTGGTGATAGGACATGAAATCCCACCACGATCTGCCTGTGACCCACAGGCAACCCATGATCTGCTGCAAGTGTTTAGAAGGCACGACTCCTGCCTTCACCCACTCAACATGCGTAGCAGGGGCAGGGCATTTGATTTCCAAACCACCGTCCTCCCCTATCAATCCGTCTGGTGAACAACCTGCGTTAACAGTATCGTGCAGACAGAATCCCACCTCCTGAACAGTATTACCTGTCAGGGCTTCGTACAATTCACGGGCATCTGGTTCTAACTCAGTGCCTCGCTTCATGTGTTCGTTGACGTAGACAAAAGTGGTCTCGCCAGTTAACTCTTCAGCGACTAGCTGATTGATGTAAGCCTCAACCTGCGTAGACTTACCACCCTTTCCGGTGACGATCTTAGAAAACTGTGAGGCCGATGGGACTCCTAGCCTCGAAGTCAGCCACTCAGGACTGCCCTGCTCGCACTCAATCAGGCGCATTAGAAGAAATCCTCAGTAGCTTTTGCAGGATGATGCGGATGCTTAGGCTTAGTCGATGCAGCGTTGCCATCGTCATCCTCGGCAGGGATACCCGCAATAGACTGTAAAGCGTACCGTCTAGCGTAGGTGATAGCTGAACCCGCACCGTGAGCATCTAACTTGCCGAGAGGTATTAAGAACTCCTGCTCTAGCCACTCACCGGATGAATGCATTAGGCGTGTAGATACCCCAATGCCACCCTGCCCATTAACGGGGAATTGCACATAGCTCAGGCCATGCTTCGCGAATGGGGCTTTGACTGCTTGTATTACAGCCCCAAGATCAGCGTAGCTAGACTTAAAGAATGGATTGGAAGAGCCTTTAACCGCTGCCCCCATCTCCCCCTGTGCCGCAGCCATCGCGGCTGATAGGTTTGCTATTGATTCAGATTGTTTCATGGTATCCCCCTAGAAATATGCTTGTTCGTGTTGGTCATCGCGAATACGGTGCATGACCTGCTCGGAAGTCGCATACTCGTGACCGTACACAGCCAATGCAGTCTCAGCTATACCGATCTCGCGAGTGGCAACGTCAGTAATAAAAGACATGACAGCCGCACGCATCTCACCCCTAAAAATGACAGAGTAAGTCAGCGTGTCAGCTTTGTTTGTGGTGAGCTTATGGATGCAGCCGCGCAGAACTTCGGGGTCGGCATGGTAGAGCATGATGTCACACAGGTACTCATTGGCATCTGCGTCATGCAGGACAGAGAAGATCATCTTGTTGATGTCATCTTGGGGTACTACGTCCCAATCAATGTCACCGTCAATGAGATATTGCGTTGCGGTTGTCGGCTCAGCGAGCCACTCTTTAATGTATTTCATATCATCCTCCTCAGAATGTGTAATAATCTTAAGCGATATTAAATGTCCTTGTCAACAATTGTGTTGAAATAAAATCTTCTAGGCCGATCCTCCTGCTCGGTTAACTGTAAGCTGTTGTCGTGAAAGTAAAAATTGTATGTGCCTTCCCATCCACCGCTGTGTCTTTGCTTGGCAACGATGAGTTTTTGATCTTTATGTTTGGCTAAATATTCCTGCTGCTTCTCATCTAGCTCGGTCATCTTAGCTAATTCCTTTAGCTGTTTTCGCTTCGCATTGCTACAAGTTAGCAGCACATTATCAGCCATATCAGTAAGCGTACCTGCCCCGCGAATGGAATACTTATCCGGTATCCAGTTGTCATCTGCTTGTGGGGGCTTCCGAATGTGAGCCACCAAGATAATGCCGACATCCAGTGTCTTGGCGCAGTGCTGTAGCTTGTTCACGAACTCTGTCTCGGCTACATAATCTTGAAAGCCCGTGCCACATTTCGCGAGGGAATCGACAAAGACGTACTTGCACCCCAATTCCTTCACGCAATAATGGATAATCGATAGCACTCGCTCCGGCTTCACTGTGTCTAGCTGATCGAAGATGACAAGGTTCTTATCAACGAACGCGGAGAACTCTTGAATGAAGGACTCGGCGGGTGTGCCATCCTGTGTACCTGCGGCTTGCATTAGCATCCGGTACAGGGATTCGCTCGGCTTCATTTCTAATGACGCGAGGCAGACCTTGGATTCCTTGAGTAAGCTTAGGATTATCTCTCCACAGACAAGGGATTTTTTTGACGCATTAGCGCCACCAAATATGGTTAACTCACCCTGCCTTAACCGAAACGTGTCATGCGTTTTAGGCCACGGCAGCGTAGCACCCCATATTTTCTGACCTTTGGATCGCTCGACCACCTCATCATGCCACCGTCCCGCCGAGTGGATTTGAGAGGCTTCCATCATGCCCGTGAGTTCAAGGTACTGTTCTAATTCCAACCCCTGCGGCAGCTTCATAGCTCCACCCCCCATGATGCTTCGCGAGTAGGGGTCTGATCCTGCCTACGTTTCTCCCATGTAACCACACAGGCTTTCCATGATTTCATCCTCTCTTTACCGATCTTCCACCCTCGCGCCTCGTAGAACGCGATGAACATTTCAGGGTCGATTCCGTTGCTGCGAGAGTCACAATACGCCTTCACTTCATCTACTGTCGGGGGTATAGATTGTTCTTTGTTACTTGTTACTTGTATAGTTGTTGCCCTTTGCTTGTCAGTTGATTGACTCTTGCTTGACGCTTGCTTGCCCGAATCTTGGTACTGAGCGTAGTTAGTTATTGAAATGATTGAGAATTTATTGGTGATTTGCTTGGCAATCATGTCGTCTTTTTCAAACCAATCTAGGTACTTTCTGAGACGGCGTACTGAGATGTTCAATCTGGCGCTTGCGGCATTCAAACCGAAGACCAATTGACCCCGCTTGATAGTGAGCATTTTGCCGTTAAACGCTGTCGCTTTGTCTGTTAATGATGCGGCCATTAGCAGGTGCAGCCATAGCTTTAACGCTTCGGGTTCTTGCCACAGGAAGTTATCCTGTATCGCCCGATCTAGTCTGATCCATCCATTCATAGTATCCCCCTCGCTTTCGCGCCATTGACTATCCGCTGCGCATTGTAAATATCTTCCCGATCCTTCTCAGTAAATGCTACCCCCTCGCGAGACCATACTGGCACTAATTCTAGCAGCCACTCAGCAGACTTCACCTCCTCGCGTGTATGCTTTGTTGCTTTGGGGGTATAGGGTGACCCATCCTGCGGGTAGATGTCCCGCCATGCAAGCCCTGCGGCCTTTAGAATGGACTCTGCGCTACAGTTCTGAGCAAAACAGTTAAGCAATACCCTATCATCTGCCTCGCGGTATAGAATACTGAGTGAGTGCGACTTGTCATCATGGGCAGGACACAATGCCATTGCCTTGTTGCCCTTGCGTCTTAACTGGCTCATTTTACTGCATATTAGTTCGTAATCTGCCATGCATTTTCCCCTTGCGTTGCAGGGGTAGAGCGGATAACCTGCCTGTGATCGCGCAATGCATCCTCCTCCCCCTTGTAGGTGTGATCAGTCCCCCTTCGGGGGGACACTTAATTTAAATCCTACCTAGGATATTCCCCATCCTACCTAGGATCACGGTTTACCTTTCCCAGTGTGTCGGTTTCTCGCTACCCCCTTGTATCCAATCGCCATTTGACCGTTGAATTAGACCTACGGCATCGGGTTGGACACAGAATCTCTCTGCCGGATCACCCTTTAGATGCTTGTCAAAGTTGCGCTCGGTCGAGAATACTTCCCAACATCGCACACACATGGAACGGGGGCTACCTGCTTTGAGTTTCTTGTCGGGTCTAGCCCCTTGCTTAGGGTTTACCTTAACGCTCTCCCAGTTGTCCACATTGCACCTCCAATCGCTTGTAGTTAGGCCATCCGAATTCCATATCTGTTTCAATCCCTAAGCATACCATCTCAGCATAAAGGTTCGACTCTCGCCGCTCCTCTTGTAGAATGCTAGGCTCGGTTAATACTCCGAGGGTGTAGAATCCTATCAGCCCGCAGCAGATTAGGAAACACTTAAGCATTTTATTTTCTTGCTCGACTGATCTATTAGTTCTCATCCCATCATCCCCTTTGCATTTTCTTTTGCCCTTGCAACCTCGGCGGGCGTACACATTTCCGCTAGTTCGTGCGCTAGTTTAAGCGTATCGCCTAGCCTGTTATCCGGTGCTGTTATGCATAGCGCGAGCGCCTTGGTTAATGCTGTTTCGTGTGTCATATTATTCCCCTATCTCGTCATATACCGCATACGCTTCGCCGAATGATTTGGCAATCTTGGTAAACAGTTCCGCATAATAGTCGCCGTATATTTCTGGTCTATCCCAGAATCCTATACCGTGACCGTTGCGGGTAAACCAAAAATCGTTTCCCGCTTGCGTGATATTGTCATCGGATATATAGCATTCGATTCGGCTAAAAAATGCGAGACAGTCAATTACAGACTCGCGCAGAAAATACTCATCAATATCTGCGCCGATTGGCGGCTGTCCGTCTTCGCCCAATTCCGTGAAGTCTATCGCCTCTAAATACGCTGCAATGAATTCGGATTCTATTGCGTTGGTTTCGATTGTATGCATGATTTAACCCTAAATGTATGATTGTGTTAGAATTAATTAACTTCGCAATAGTACTGATTGCAAGCGTTTAGCAAGGTCGCATAAGCTAATTGAGTAGCATGCTCGCCGAATGAGCAAAACTCGATGCCGCAATCTTCAAGGTAATCTTCGCCCGCGCTAGTGTCGCATTCAGCGCATAGCAGAATAGCCTTGTAGGTATAGATTACCCATTGGTGACCATCGCAAGCTTGCTGCGCGTATTCTAAGGCCGGGACGCTGTATTCCTTTTCTTCAATGATGCCTTGCGCAATAATCTCTTTTGCTTCTTGTTCTAGTATGTAGTCGTTAATCTTGAATTCGCTCATGGTATTCCCCTTGTTAAGAATGCCCCGCCGAAACGGGGCGATAGTGTTTAAAAGTTTAATGCGTTCGCAAATAAGTCTTTTGGGTTTTGGTTGAAGTTAAACACTTGAATATAAATCCCCGTGCATCCTAACGCTTCAAGCTTTTTAACTACCTCTTTCGCTTGTTTCATGTCTTTGATTCCCGCATGTTCCGACACTAAAATATCATCATACTTTTCCGTTGAATCTTTCCTGCCCCAAATAATGTATTGATCTTTCATGCTATTCCCCTCGCGTTAAGTAATATGGTGATTGATAAGCTTTATGGCTTTCCATTTCTAGCTCGCCAGGTACTCGTAACCCACTGGCCTCGAATGCCTGTATTCTTTTCTGTAGATCGTTATAGCGATTAACTTGCCGGTCGTCCCATTGGATGCCGTATATATCTATAAATCCGTAATGTACTAGCATGTTATTCCCCTTTTGGTGATGCCCCTGTTACCAGGGGCGATTGTGTTTATCAAAAACCCGAAGGGCCATGATACTGTTCGGAAGTGCCACCCAAGCAAGCTGCAAAAGCTTCCAAAACCCGATCAGATTCCTCGTCAAAAGGGTAGCCAAATGTATTTAAGTTTTCAGCCGCCTCTGTGACCTGGTTTTCTGTAAGCCATGGATATTCCGCTATTAGTGATTCCCACTTTGCTTGAAATTCATTGCTATGCATCGTGCTGTCCTCTGTTTTCGTTGAATGGATGTTGCGCTGTCATAGAATACAATGCAGACAGCGTGCCAAGTTTGAGAATGCCAGGGGATTCAATGGCTTAGAGTAATTACTGGATGGATATACAGTGTGTAGATGTGTTACCGTGTTACCGTAAAGTGTTACCGTGTTACCGTGGATGTGTTACCGGTAACATATTAGTTTGGTATGCATAGGGATGTTATTTTGACCTGGCTATTGGCTGCTATTCCGCCCTTCACTCTCGCCGCATGAGATTGCTCGCGTCTAGATAAGCCTCGCGTGCGCGCGATAACAGCTCGCGTGCGCGCGCATATAAACAGACGGGGTCTCTCGAGGGGACGGGGGAGGCCTAGCTCGCGCGCAAATATGTATAGTTGCCCCCCAAATTTGCAGCAGGTCAAATTAAAAAAAAGAGCCAAAAAACATCCCTCTCAAACCCGCATGAATACAAGTGTTGGTCAAATTCGCCAATTAGTGGTTTAATACGCCAAATATTAATTACCAAAGAGCTTCTATGTTGTGGTTGAAGACAATGCACCAGTAAAGAGAAAGCGTGGTCGTCCCCGCAAGTCGGAGATAGAGAAACCGAAGAATCGTCCCATTGGTAGACCCAAGGGTGATCATTCGGCTATGGCAGAGATGAAGCAGCGATTCCTCGCGAGGAGGGATACGAACGCTGTGATAGAGTCTATCTTCCGAGCTGCACAAGATGACGACCACAAGAACCAATCTGCTGCGTGGAAGCTCATAGTAGATAGAATCCTACCTATCAGCTCGTTTGACAAAGACAAGCTAGGGGGCAAGCCTACGGTCAATATAACTATCTCAGGGGTTATGGATGCTCCTGCTATTGAAGGAGAGGTCATAGAAGATGGCGAATATACAGAACCTGATTGATCTGCTTATGAAGCATGAGGGCGTAAGGAACAAGCCTTACGAAGACACTGTGGGCGTACTAACCATAGGCGTAGGCCGTAACTTAGATGATGTTGGGTTATCTATTGATGAAATTCACTACCTACTCAATAATGATATTAAGCGATGTAGGCATGAGCTGTCGGGATCTTTTGATTGGTTTTTAGATTTAGACCCTGTCAGACAAGATGCTATGATGGATATGTGCTTCAACCTTGGTATCACTCGACTTCGCGGCTTTACTAACGCTTTATCAGCTATGGAGTGCGGTGACTACGAAGAAGCAGCAATAGAGTTCCTAGACTCCCTTTGGGCAGATCAAGTGGGACAACGCGCTACAACCCTAACCAATATGATACGAACCGGAGAATACGATGCCTAATGTAAACGGAAAGAAATACCCTTACACCCCTGCGGGAATGACAGCAGCTAAGAAAGCCAAGGCTGTTAAGAAGAAAGCCCCACCCAAGAGGAAGTAGCATGGGTCTCTACAGCAATATCAACGCGAAGAAGAAGCGGATTGCAGCAGGTAGCGGCGAGACCATGAGAAAGGTTGGCAGTAAAGGCGCGCCTACAGCCAAAGCATTTAAACAAGCTAAGAAGACCGCGAAGAGAAAATGAACCTAGACATAAGCCTTCTTGAGTGGCAGAAAGAAGTTTGGAACGACCCTACGCGTTTCAAAGTAGTTGCTGCGGGTCGCAGGACGGGGAAGTCTCGTCTTGCGGCTTATCTTTTGATA